CACGATGCGCGAGCCCTCAGGCTTGCCCTCCGCCCGCTCTCGCGAGACGGCGCGGGGCTTGGCCCGCTGCAGGGCCTCCACGAGGACGGGATCGACGTCTGGGCTGAGGCCCAGACCGTTGTCGGCCCGCAAGGCGAGGATCGCGGCCCGCGTGCGCGGGCCGTAACGACCGTCCACGATGCCTACTTCGAAATACCCGAGGTCCTTCAGTTGCTGCTGAACGACCTTCATCTCAGGGCGCTGCGGCGCGTCCGTACTGAGCGGACGCCGGATGCCTAGCAACCTTGACTTCGCATAGCGCGCAATGGTCACACCGTCCGACTGGTTGCCGCCGAGCACCTCGATCTGGCTGCCCGTGGCCTTGTGGAAGAAAGCGACATGGCCCTGCGCCGTGTTGGAGCCGCGCGTGAAGATGACGATGTCGCCATCCTTCGCCTGTTCGGGGCCGGCGACCTTCTCACCCCATGTGAGATAAGAGCGGGCATTGAGCTTGCGCGTCGAGGCGAAGCCTGCCTTCTCGAGGCAGTGGCCGACGAAAGCGGCGCACCAGGCGACCTCATCATGTTCCACCCAATGGTGGCCGACGGTGCGGTACATCTCCATGATCTTCGGATTGTCGGCAGAGCCCTTCAGCTCCTTTGTGCCGAGATAGCCGCGGGCAATGGTCATGTGGGTCATGGGCAAAAGCCTCCTTGTTCCGGCAAGGCCCTGCGGCTGCCGGATGGGTTGGGTCTCGAAACTTGAATGGGAGAAAGGTGCGTTGCCGCTCAGGGCGGCAGCTTGGTCAGCCGCTCGAGCAGGAAGTCATACAGTTTGTCGATCTTGCCCTCGATGGCGTCGAAGCGCCGCGTGATGGAGGGCTGGTCGATCCGCGCGACATCGAGTTCCAGCATGCCGACGCGGGCGCGGATGTCGTGGATGTCGGCCCTGATCGTGGCGATGTCCTTGTTGACCTGCTGGCCGGCATCGGGAACAAGCGCCTCCTTGAGCTTCAGCATCGCAAGCAGGGCTCCGGCGACACCGCCCAGCCCCACCACGAAATACAATGCCGCCGGGATGTTCCCAGTCCAGTCCTGTATCATCAGGATGTCTCCTGTCAGATGGCGCCCGCGCCACCGGACCCCGGTCGCTTCAGGCTCAGTTGCGTGATAAAGCCGCCGCCGCGCGAATAGCTGTGGGTGACGCTCTCGATGCGCCAGGGGCCGTCGACGCCAGGCCTCGCCCCCGTCACGATGCAGAGCCCGTCCGGAAGGGCGGCGGTGTCACCCTCGATGGTGACGGAGCCCTCGCCCGCATCGCGCTCCGAGGTCGCCCCGTCGGATGCAGTCTGCTGCTTGGCCTCTCCCGGATCGCGGAGATGGGCCTGCGGTTACCCCTCATCAGGTAGCCGTTGACGAAGAGCCCTGCCGTGCGCGGGGACTGTGCCCCTGAGATCCTCGTCCTGATCTCGGCATGGTACGGCGGCATGCCGAGCCGCGTGAAGCCGATGTGGGTCGAACGCAGCCGCACATCGGGCAGGCAGTTTGAGCAGGTCGCCCTTCGCTGGCCGGAACCCGAGGTTGGCAACCTGCGCAGCGGCAATCCAGAAGGCGCTCTGCTCGGACACCATGCGCGTCGTGCCTTTGAACTCCCCGCCCCTGCTCTGACCCCGAAGATCGGAGGGCACGGCAAGGGCGGAGAAGATGCCACTGACCTTCACCGCCATGCGGTCGGCATCGGCTGCCGCCTCGGCATACTGACTGCCGCGGCGCGGAATCAGCACCGCCTCTTCACCGAAGCCTTGCATGACAGCGCCAGATGCCAGTGCATCCAAGGCGTCAAACGGCGAGGTCACGAATAAACCCGCCTCAGGTGCGCTTGCCCGGGATCAGCACGCGCGGGCGGGTGCAGTAGTGGAGCGCGTTCATCTGGAACTCCAGGTTCACGCCCTTGCCGTTCATCATCTCCCACTGCTTGGCGTAGAGGCGCTGGCCGGGGGTGTTGACCGTCTCGATGTAGTCGGCGGGACCGTAGACGGTGCGGAACAGGCCGGGTACGCCCGTCGGGAACAGGTGACTCTTGTTGGTGTCAACCCCGATGGTGCCGCCGCCCTTGTAATTGGCCCAGGTGATGCCGCCGAAGTCGAAGGAGCCATGGAAGCCGTTGACCCCGGCCCCGACATAGGCGCCCCTCAGGCTCGCGGCGTCGGCATAGCCCTTGTAGGTCTCCCTGACCTCCTTGTGGGCGATCAGGTCGTCGAAGAACGTGTCGCCGCAGATCGCCATGACATTGGTGAAGGGAATGCCGTCGAGGATCGAGGCCATCTGGCGGATGATCCCGGCGCACTTCTTGCGCAGAACGCCCTCCGCTGGGCTGGCGTTGTCGAGGTCGAAGTCGATCTCGGCGGCGGGGGTCTCGCCGAACTCGGTATAGTAGTCGAACAGCACCAAATCGTCGGTGTCGAGGAGACGCCCGGTCTTCACGATGTTGAGGCGGTGGAATTCCTCGGTGCGGGCGAAGAACTGCGAGGCTTCCGCCGCGCGGTTGGCGATCTTGTCCTGCAGCCTCTGGACCGCCACCTCGTCGCCGAAGACCCGGACCTGCTGGACCTCGTCGGCGTTGATGGCGTCGTCGACCTGGAAGTGGGGGATCCTGAGGGTCCGCATCGAGCGCTTGTTCTTGCCGAAGGTCTGGCCCGGCCCGCCGCGGGGGCTTGCCTGGATCAGCATGCCGTTCTGGGCCTTGTCCTTCTCGATGGCGATATCGAGGGTGTCGATGCTGGTGGTCTGGAACAGGCCCATCTGGCTGATGCCGGAGGGGGTATAGGAGATCTCGCGGAGCGCGTCCGTGAGGCGCATGACGCTGAAGGCGTCCTGGGTGAAGATGTTGAGAATGGACATGGTTCGATCCTTTCGGGGTCAGCGCACGATGACGCCGAGGGTGGCGAGGGCCGAATTGGCAGCGGCCTTCTCGGCAGGCTGGTCACGGTCGGCGTGGTAGGTGAGGCAGTTGCCATTCACCTCCGCGTCGCGGACGATGGCCGAGATTGAAACATCAGATGCCGAGGCGTCCGCCCCGTAGATGGCGATGGCGACGGGCGTCTGGCTGCCGTCGGTGGCCCCCACGGCGCTGGCGAGGTACTTTCCGGATGCCGTGACCTTGCCGAGCACGGTGCCCGCTGCGATGATCCCGGCCCCGGAGGCGATGGTGATGGCCTCGCGCGAGCGCTGGCCGTTGGCCTCCGAGAGGATGAACTCCCCCGGATGGCGGGTTTCGACGAGAACGGTCATGTCTGGTGTTCCTTTCAGGCCCGGGCAAACTGGCGGTTGGCGTTGGCGATGGCCCGCTTCCAGCCTTCCTGGATGAGGGCGCCGGCATCTGGCTTCTCCGCCCCGCCGGGGGCTCCGAACTCGAGGCCAGCGCTGGCCCGCTGGGCGAGCGCCTCGAGCCTCGTCTCCTTCGGCGACGCGCCGAGGATCTTTTCGGCCTCCGCGACGGTGAGGGCGGTTTCGGTGGCGAGCATGAGGGCCTGTTTCTCCCGGCCCTCCGCAGCGTCGGAATTGACGATGGCACGGATGCGGGCGCGCTCCTCGAGGCGGGCGGCAGCGACGGCCTCCTCCAGCCGGGCGGCCTGTTCGCGTGCCATGTTGCCGGCGGCCTCGCGGGCGCGGAGCGCTGCGGCCTCGTGTTCCGCCGTGGAATGATGCCCGGCCAGTTCGGCGGCGGGCGCGGTGTCGTCTGTGCTCATGGATATGTCTCCTCTGCGAGCATTGCGCCCGTTTGGGCGGGTGTTTCGGGGACGGGTGGTTTGGGACAGGGAGGCCAGCACCTCGTCGAAGCTGGCAATGCGGTCGGCGAGGCCGAGCCTGATGGCCTCCGTCCCAATGAAGGTCCGGGCCTCGGTGGCGCGCGCCATGTCGGCGGTGAGCTTGGGGCCACGCCCCATCGCGACGGTGTCGAGGAACTGGCGGTAATGGGCATCCACACTGGCCTGCAGGTCGGCGCGGACGGCATCGGACAAGGGCTCGAACGGGTTGCCGTCGACCTTGTGGCTGCCGGCGAAGATCAGCGTCGGCTTCACGCCTTGGGCTGCCAGTTCGCCAGAGCGGTCGGCATGCAGCATGACGACGCCGATTGAGCCAACGATCGAGGTGGGCGAGATCACGATCTCGTTCGCCGCACTTGCGATGCCATAAGCCGCTGAAGCCGCCATGTCGTTTACGAAGGCCGTGACAGGTCTGGTCTGGCGAACCGAGCGGATCAGATCCGCCAGACCTGCCATGCCGGCGGCTTCGCCACCGGGCGAGGAGATGTCGAGCAGGATCGACCGTACCTCCGGGTCTTGCCCTGCCGCCCGCAGCTGTGCCGCGAGCCCCTCATAACTGGTGAGCCCCGACCGGCTGTCGAGCCAGGCGCCGCGGTTCACCAGCGTATCCAGCACCGGGATGATGGCAACGCCGTCCGCGGTGCGCATCATGGATGTAGTGCCGTCGGCGCGTCTCGTGGAGCCTGCAACCCGAAGAGTGGGAACACGATCATCTGCGTCAGCACTGCGAGGGCATAGCCGACCACAATGTTGGTGACTGCCTCCACGAATGATAGCCAGGGTGGCTGCATCAGGCGGCATCCTTCGACTTGGGCTTCCGTGCAACCTTCAGGTCGTCAAAGGTCCGTTCCTCGCCATTAAGAACAGCCTTGTTGCCGGTATAGTCCTGCCAGCGCTGGACGATGACGTCGACGTACTTGGGATCGAGTTCCATGAGCCGCGCCGAGCGGCCAGTGCGTTCGGCAGCGATGAGGGTCGTGCCCGATCCGCCGAAGAGGTCTAGGACGATGTCCCGGCTCTTCGAGGAATTGGTGATGGCGCGCTCGACCAGTTCCACCGGCTTCATAGTGGGGTGCAGATCGTTGACGCGGGGCTTGTCCACGAACCAGACGTCGCCTTGGTCGCGTGCGCCGCACCAGTAATGTTGGCTGCCATCCCTCCAACCGTAGAGGATCGGCTCGTACTGCCGCTGGTAGTCGGCGCGACCCAGGGTGAATGTGTTCTTGGCCCAGATGATGAAGGTCGACCACTTGCCGCCGGCGTCGGTGAAGGCCTTCTGCAGCGTATGCAGCTCCGAGGAGCTCATGCAGATGTAGCAGGCACCCTTGGTCACCATGAGCAGGTTGACGCAGGTGTCGTAGAGGAACTGGTAGAAGCCCTCGCCAAGAGCGTCATTCAGGATGCGACGGTCCTTCCCGCGCATCTTGTCCTTCGCCGAGTTGCCGTAGTCGACGTTATAGGGTGGATCGAGCGCCGCCATGTCCGCCAGCTGGCCTGCCATCAGCTTCTCGACGTCCGTCATCACGGTGGAGTCGCCGCAGAGGACGCGGTGGTCACCGAGGATCCATAGATCTCCCGGCTTGCTGACAGCTTCGGCGGGAACCTCGGGTGCCTCATCCGGGTCGGTCAGGCCGTCGATCTGCTCCGCGCCCAGGAGCTTGTCTAGTTCTTCGGAGACGAAGCCGGTCAGCGCGAGATCGAAGTCGTCGAGTCTCAGGTCACCGAATTCCAGCCGCAGCAGTTCATCGTCCCACTCGGCGTTCTCATGCGAGCGATTGTCCATCAACCGGTAGGCTTTCGCCTGCGCCGGGGTAAGGCCCTCTGCCACATGCACCGGGACCGTCTTGAGCCCGAGTTGCTTGGCGGCTTCGAGCCGCGTATGCCCGACGATGACCACCAGCTTCTCGTCCACGACGATGGGCTGGCGGAAGCCGAATTCGGCAATCGACGCCTTTACCGCGTCGATGGCGGCGGAGTTGTTGCGGGGGTTGCGGGCATAGGGCACCAGGCTCTCCACCGGCATGTCGGTGACGATCATCATATACCCCTCAGAATAAAAAATTGGCCCCGCCGTCAGCGCGGCCGGCGGAAGCCCAGAAGGTCAAGCGTGGCCGAATCTTCCCGGCCCTTGCAGTAGCGATCCAGTGCCTCGCGAAACAGCATACCTTCGCCGCTCGCCGAGGCGAAGAGCGTCATCGATGAGCGGAACTTCCTGTCGTCGGGCGAGTCCAATATCTCCCGAAGCGTCTTGCCCCTGACGCCCAAGACTGCTTCGATGCATTCCTTCAGCCGCGACCCCAGTACCGCATGGTCCAGGTAGGCACGGGCCTCAGCAAGATTCTGGATCCCGTAATGCTGGGCCGTGGTCGACCGGCCGAGACCGCGGAGCTGCGGGAAGACGAACCACATCCAGTGGGTCTCCTTGCGCCCGGCGCGAAGCTCCCGGAGCACGGTCTCGATGACCGGGTCCTGCGCCTTCACGAAGCGGTCGAGATCAAACATCCGGCCCCCGAAATACTGTCGATCATCTAAGCGCTTTCCGCGCGGACCTCAAACCGCGTCATTCGGCAATCCGATCCAAAACAAAATGGAAAAATCAAAAACAGAAAAACGCTCGAAAACCGGGCGGCGGCGTCAGCGCATATCTTAGGTTGAAAACGGGGCTCCTACCCGCCCCCCACCCCTCACGGCGGACGCGCTCTGCGCGGGGCACCACGGAGCCCTGCACCGCTGAGCATCAGCGCGATCAATCGCGAAGACTCGGTGAGGACGCGCGGGTGCTG